AATTTCTTATAGGAAGTTTAATCGAAAGTTTACACTTGCAGATGACATTGTTGTCAATGATGCAAAGCTTGAGAATGGACTTTTGACTATTACTTTGGAACAAATAGTTCCAGAGGAAAAGAAACCAAAACTCATCACAATAAAATAAAATAAAAGTGAAAGTGGGGTTGACAAAACTCCACTTTCATGTCATAATACGTTATCAAATTAATTAATAGGAGAATTATATTATGGGAATCAAAATATTTGACCTACCACCTAATGGTCTAAAAGATGGTGCAATTGCTACTGTAAATAATGCACAATCTATTTCAACACCAAACGAGGTACTTTCTAGAAATGTAGAAACAAAAGTAACATACACTAAAGATAATCCCGGCCCACCAGTCAGAAGTGAAATTATTACAGAACAAACTTCTTCTGAAGACCCACCAATTAGAAAATTTGTTACATATGATGAATCAGATAATGTAGTATCTTCAGACCCAGAAGGTTCAGAAGAATTTGCAACTAAAGTTGGTGATGAAAATCAAATCAAAGCATCATTGAAAACTAAAATGGCACTTCAAATGTTGAGGGTAGAACTTCCAGCAGCAGTAATTGAAGAAATCAATTCACATATTGATGAATTAGAAAGTGATTCAAAAGATGCTTCTAGTGGTTTAGTTGGACAAATCAATCGTAATGAAAAATCATCACAAGTTAAGTTTGATTTAAATGATGAAGTTGGTAAATTAGTTAAACAACAACTAGATCGAGCTGGTATGTCTTTTGTAAAAAAAGGTTATGATAGAGATGTAACTGCTGATGCATTTGATGCATGGGTAGTGAATAGTTATGCTGGTGATTATAATCCATTACATAGTCATGGTGTAAAAACACAAGCTGGTCTTTCTGCAATTCTATATCTTAAAGTTCCAGAACAAATTGAAAATACTCCAGACCCATCTGAACAAGGTCTTTCATTAAATCAATCAAGTGGCGCTGTTGATGGTTTCACATACTTCACTTGGGGTGATGGAGATAATCAAGATGTAAATAGGTTCAAACCTATTACTGAAGAATATGTAAAACCAGAAGTTGGAACTATGTTAATATTTCCAAATTGGTTGAGACATTCTGTTATGCCTTTCTACGGAGAGGGAGAACGTAGGACTTTTTCTGCTAATATGAATATTTTTGATAATACAATTTTTGAGAATACATCAGAAGAAGATAAAAATAAACACATTGAATCAATGAGGTAAAATTGAAAAAATCTATAGACTACAAATATAATGAAGATAAGGCTTTACTAGAACTAAAGACTTATATTGATAATACTTATGACGCCCATTACAGTCAAAATAAGTTTCAGGCAACTGAATTTATTATTGATGGTGGTCATGGTGAAGGGTTTTGTATCGGTAACATATTAAAGTATGCACAACGATATGGAAAAAAGAACGGCAAGGACAGAAAAGACTTGCTAAAAGTGATACATTATGGTATAATAGCATTATACACAAACAAACTGGAGAAACTAAATAATGAAACTAAGTAATAACACAACTTCTGTATTGAAGAACTTTTCAACTATTAATCAAAATCTAGTGATTAAAGAGGGAAACACAATAACAACTATGTCTGCAATGAAGAATATCGTTGCAAAGGCTGAGGTAGAAGAAACCTTTCCACAAGAAATTGCAATCTATGACTTGAATGAATTTCTAGGTGCATTGTCTTTATTCAGTAGTCCTATTCTTGATTTTAATGACAGTTATGTTATGATTAGTGAAGAAACTAAACCTACAACTAAGATGAAGTATTTCTATTCAGACCCATCAGTTGTAACAACTCCTACTAAGATGATTACTATGCCATCAGAAGAAGTTAAGTTTACTATGAGTAATGATGACTTAAATAAACTAAAACGTGCAGCTGGTGCAATAGGAGCTCCAGATATGGTTCTTGAAAGAAAAGATAATGTTTCTTCTCTTACTGTAAAAGACAAAAAGAATGATACTGCAAATAATTATTCTCTTGATGTTGATACAAATGGAGAAGGTCAGTTTAACTTTTTCTTCAAAGTAGAGAACATGAAGTTACTTGATGGTACATATGATGTAGAGATTTCATCTAAGAATATCAGTCACTATAAGAATAAGACTATTGATATTGAGTATTGGATTGCACTTGAGCCTGAATCAACTTACACAGTTTAAGTTGAAAGGATTATATTATGGAAACTTTTTTATGGGTCGAGAAATATCGACCAACTAAAATCAATGATTGTATTTTACCAGACGAACTAAAGAAGACATTTGGATTATTTGTTCAAGACAAACATATACCAAATCTAATCTTGTCTGGTGGGCCAGGTGTGGGTAAAACCACAGTTGCGAAAGCAATGATTGAAGAAATTGGTGCAACTTATATGATGATAAATGGTTCAGAGGAGTCTGGTATAGACGTACTTAGAACCAAGATCAAAAACTTTGCATCAACTGTTTCACTTGAGGGTGGTAGAAAATACCTAATCATAGATGAGGCAGACTACTTAAATCCTCAATCCACGCAACCAGCATTGCGTGGGTTCATGGAAGAATTTCACAAGAACTGTGGATTCATACTTACTTGTAACTATAAGAATAGACTTATACCACCACTTCATTCTAGATGTTCTGTGGTAGACTTTATTATTCCTAATAGTCAGAAACCTAAACTTGCATCTAAGTTTTTTACAAGGGTTGGAGATATTCTAAATAAAGAGAACGTAAAGTTTGAACCTAAGGCTGTTGCAGAACTTATGAACAAGTTCTTTCCAGATTGGAGAAGGGTTCTTAATGAACTACAAAGATACTCTGCATCTGGTCAGATAGATGCTGGTGTTCTTGTGAACATATCGGAGTCAAATATCAATGAACTTATGCAATCACTTAAAGACAAAGAGTTTACCAATGTTAGAAAGTGGATTGTACACAACCTTGATAATGATGCAGTTCGTATTTTTCGCCGTATTTACGATTCCCTTTATGATAATCTGGATGGTTCTACTATCCCCCATGTTGTTGTTATACTTGCTGAGTATCAGTACAAAGCCGCATTTGTATCAGACCAAGAAATAAATCTACTTGCATGTATGACTGAGATCATGGGTCAGGCAAAGTTTAAATGACATATGAGTTAAAAGACTATCTAAATGCAATAAACCACGAGAAGAAGAACCTAATGGACACAGAAGATGAAATGTGGGAAAAGAAGTATCCTGCTTTCATTGTAAACAAGTGTCTTGCACCATTTCCAGACACAATTATGCTTGTCAATGAGATGAATATACACCACCAACTAGATAAAAAGTTACAGTTTGATTTTTTACTAAATAGTTTACGAACAAGGAAAAGATACACTCCTTGGCTGAAGGCGAGTAAACAAAAGAATCTAGAGTATGTTAAAGAGTATTATGGGTATAATAATGAAAAAGCAAAGTCTGCTCTTAAACTACTTAATGATGATCAGATAAAGACTATCAAAGATAGTTTGAATAAAGGTGGTAGAAATGGAAAGCATTAATTGGACACAAGATCAGATGTTAGAAGTCGAACTGAAAGAACCAGATGACTTCTTAAAAATACGAGAAACACTATCTCGTATAGGTGTGGCTTCTAGGAAAGAACGAAAGTTATATCAATCAACACACATACTTCACAAACAAGGTAAATATTATATAGTACACTTTAAAGAATTATTTGCGCTAGATGGGAAGGACACTAATCTAAGTGAGAATGATATCGCAAGACGAAACACAATCGCAAAACTATTAGGTGATTGGGGTTTAGTAAATGTAAAAGGTAACTTAGAACCTATAGCTCCACTAAGTCAGATTAAGATTATTTCATTTAAAGAAAAAGATGAATGGACTCTTGAAACTAAATATAATATTGGAAAGAAACGAGAGGGTTAATCTTGGAAAAATTCAAGTCATTCATTACTGAGGAAGAAAAACCATATAATTTATTAATTATATCTCATGATGACCCATTTGAAAAAAATGAAACAGCACCATTAATTCGTAAAAAAGCAAAAGAATTAGGATTAAATGTTTTTCTTGCTGAATCAATGGGTGCATATATGGAAGATGATGGTGATGGTAAATTGTTTTATTCATATCCAGTAAATGATGAGGGTGAGGCAGAGTTGCCAACAAGTAAAGATGATGTCAAATATGAAAAACCATTTAAGATAAATTCTAAAGACACTATTATAATGATAAGAGGAATACATCCAAGATATAGTTGTGAGTCTTGGAAAGTTATGGGTAGAACTTTAGAAAATGATGGTTTTAAAATAATAAATTCTATAAAGTGTAATGAAATATGTAATGATAAATGGTATAACCAAATGATATTTCAAAGAAATAATATACCTACACCTAAAACAGTTTTAATAAGACATTCTGAAGGTGGGTTAGATGCTGCTGATAAATTAGGTAATAAATATCCTATGATTTTAAAAACAGCTGTTGGTTCTATTGGTGTTGGAGTTATGTTTGTTGAGAGTGCAAAAGCACTATCTGGAATAGTTCAGTTACTTTATCGTGAAAACCAATACATTGATATTTTATTACAAGAGTATATTAAAACAGAATATGATGTTCGTGTAATCGTAGTGAATAATCAAGTTATAGGTTCTATGAAAAGACCTATAGTTGAGGGAGATTTTAGAAGTAATGTATCACAAGGTTCTACACCGACAATACATAAGTTAACGGATTTAGAAAAATCTGAATCATTAAGAGCTGCAGAAGCTGTTAATGGTGATGTAGTTGGGGTTGATTTTATTCCATCAAAAAATAGAGAACAAGATAAACCTTTATTTATTGAAGTTAATTCAAATCCAGGCTTAATGGGAATTGAAAAAACATTATCTGGTAGTGTTACATCTGAAATACTTAAAACATATATGAACAGAGAAAATTGGAGTTGATTATGAAAGATAAATTATGGTGGGGTGTATTCGCCATTGGAGCAGTATTGATGATACATAATGCAATCGCTGGTGAGTGGAATGAAAAACCAGTCATGTGTGAACAAAAAGAGATTGCATTAGATACAGTACGAAGTAAAGGTGAATTACCTTTAATTACAGCAGTACAAAGTGCAAAGGTCAGAGAAAAACAAGGTCTTGCATCTGCGCCTGTACATATACCTTTACAAATATTTGTAAACTTTAAAACTAAAACATTCAGTATATTAGAATTTCATCCATCAGTAAATTCAATATGTATAATTGGATATGGTGACGATTGGAAAAGAATAGGAGAAACAAGCTAATGAGTGATATTAAACATCAAATGATAGATGCATTGAGAACAAAGTATGAGGGTGATTATAAAATCGCACACTCCACACTAAACATCTATATGGACAAACTAGTTGCTAGTATGACAGATGCACAAGATAAACTTGATATCTTAGATGCAGAGTATCCACCAGAAATGGAAAAAGAATTATTAATTTAAAAAAGCACTTGACATCCTGTCAGAATCGTGTATAATAAAGACAATA